GGCCGTATTACACAAATGGGTTGCATGCACCAGCCCAAGGGTGATGCACTGGATGAAACACTACCACAGGCCATGAAAGGCATGATGGTGGCCCGTTACGTAACCTGCATGCAGCCCGGCACCATGAGCCTTGTGGACGGTGCCGCACCCACCAGCCGCATACAGGTGCTGCGTACAGGCACCTTTTACCACCCGCTTTACGGAAAGTTTACCGTTACTGAAGCTGACCTGCAAAACATGGCCAGCAACTTCCAGCTAAAGCGGCCCAAGCAGCCCACGGAAATGGTGGTAGATTATGAGCACATGTCGGCGCCCATGAATCCGCCACAGGTAGCCCCGGCAGCGGGGTGGGTTAAAGCCTGCCAGCAGCAAGGCGAGGAACTTTACTGCACCGTGGAATGGACACCCAAGGCAGCCGAGCAGATAAAGCAGAAGGAATACCGCTTTATTAGCCCGGAGTTTACCCTTAACTACAGGGACAAGGAAACCAACAAAACAGTAGGCCCCACCCTGCTGGCCTTGGCCCTTACCAATAGGCCCTTTGTGGAAGGCATGCAGCCTGTAGCCTTAAGTGATGAAGTGGCTGCCATGGCCTTTGCCTTAAGTGAGCGCACCATAAAGGGGCTGGGCCAGTTTGACCAAGCGGAGCAAACCGTGGTAGCTGGCACCAGTGTGGATGCAACTATTACCTTGGCAGATTGGGACACTGCCTATATTGATAGCTTGCCGGACAGCGCCTTTGCACTTATTAAGCCGGGTGGTGAAAAGGACGAGGGAGGCAAAACCGTGCCACGCACGCTCAGGTTCCTGCCGTATAGGAACAATGCGGGAGGCGTAGACCTGCCGCACCTGCGCAATGCACTAGCACGCTTGCCGCAAACGTCTTTAAGCCCTGCCGAAAAGGAAGAGGCCCAAAAGGTGCTGGATGCAGCTGCAAAAGCTGCCGGAGTAGGTGCAGCCGGGCAAGAAGGCACAAAAACAAGTAAGGAGGCAACCTTGGACGACAAAGAATTACGTAAAGCCCTTAAGCTGTCCGAAACGGATAGCATACCCGATGCCATAGCGGCATTGCAGGCCAAGGCAGCCAAGGCAGATGACGCCACTGCGCAGTTAAGCACCATTAAAGCCAAGGAAGTTGAGACGGAGGCCGTCACCTTGGTTGAAAAGGCGATTACTGACCGCAAGCTACTGCCGAAGCAAAAAGATGCTGCCAAGGCAATGTGCCTTAAGGATAAGGCCGGGTTTGTTGCCCTCATGGCCGAGGCGCCCATTGTGGGGCCGCAGCCGGGTGAAAAAGGCAACGCTGGCAATGCCCTCGAGGCAACCATAACGGCCACAGAAAAGTCCATTGCGAGCAAGATGGGCGTGACCGATGAACAGTTGCTCAAAGTAAAGCAAGCCGACGCAGCCAAAGCGCCGGGCGCTGCCAAAGCCTAGTCCTGTTTGGCAAGTAAAATATGTAAAGGAGCGACTAAACCATGAAAAAGTTTACGAGTTGGTTTAAGCGGATGGGTAACCTGATGGCACTGGTTATGCTTGTTGCCATGGGCCTGCCCGCTGCCTTGTCAGCTGATGCTCAGGTAGACCGTAAAGATGCCGGGCTTCAGTCCTTCCCCGTGGAAGCAACCACGCAGATTTACAAAGGCGCTATGGTCTGTCTTAATGCCGCAGGCTACCTTGTTGCGGGCGCCGACACTGCCGGATACAAGTTTGTAGGCATTGCATACGAAAACATACTGGGCACTACACAGGGTGCCAAGTCCTGCCGTGTTTATACCTTGGGCAGGTTCCTTATGACGGCCACAAGCATTACGCAGGCCATGGTAGGGAACACCCTGTACCTTGTTGATGATGCCACAGTTGACGACGTTACCGTTACCAACTTTGTTGCCGTCGGTAAACTGGTGCAGTACGTAAGCAGCACTTCAGGCTGGGTGGATATTGGTCAGCAGGGTGAATTTTCAACCCGTAAGTCAGTATCCTTAAATGGCGTCGAATATGCCACCATCACCTTGGCCATGGCTGCCGCTGCTGCCAATGACATCATACTGCTTGGCCCCGGCACCTACACGGAAGACGTTACGTGGTCAAGTGCCAATAATGTCACTTTGCAGGCATTGTTACCGGGCACAGTAACTGTCACAGCCGTAACCGCTTTTGCCGTATCAGTTAATCCGGCAGCTGCGACCAGCACATGGACATTTACCATACGTGACATAACCCTGTCGCACGGCACCGGGCTGGTGGGGTTGCTGATTAACAACACCAATGTTACCAAACGAATCAACGCCATGCTGGACAACGTGGACATTGAATCTCAAACTGCCACGGATGCAGCCATTGATGTTAACCGGGGTGGTACTTCTGCCCACGCCATACGTATCTACGCCACTGGGCATGGCAACACCATCGAGGGCTTGGTGGACTACATCACTGAATCCACGGATGACCGGGTGCGCTTTTGGGGCTACCGTCTTATTGGTGGTATTACCATCACAGGCGCCATAGTCATGGAAGTCACCTTTGTTAACTGTGGCATCAAGACCAGCGGGGAGACCTATGGCACTGGCAACGTCTCTAACCACTTTGGTTGCTACAATGAGACGGACGCTAACCCGAACGTCCACACCGTAGTGGCGGACGACGACGAAACCAGCCACTAACCCTGTACAATAAAATAAGTAAAGGAGGCCATTAAAATGGCGATAGTAACGAGCGACTTTTTGGCCGGACTGTTAACCAACTTCCGGGCCATTTTCAAGCAGGCGCTGGATGAGGCCTTTGCAGAGCAAAACCTGTATGACCTTATCGCCACCCGCTTTGATAGCACCTCCGATAAGGAAAGCTATGGGTGGATGGGCGCTAACCCCACCATGTCCGAGTGGACGGACACCCGTATCTACAAGGCTATTAAAGCCTATGACTACACCCTGACGAACAAGCACTATGAGGGCACCATTGCCGTTAACCGTGATACCATTGAAGACGACAAGTACAACCTTATCCGGCCCCGTATCCAAGGGCTGGCCCGGCGTGCCCTGCGCCACTGGAATCAGATGGTGGCAACCCAGCTGGATGACGGTGAAACCCTGCTGGCCTTTGACGGTGTGGCGTTTTTCAGTGCCACCCATCAGGCCATTGGTGCAAGTGGCGTGTTTGCCAATATGCTGAGCGGCAACTACTCCGACAGCAGCACCGAAATCCTCGCAGGCATCGGCGCCGCTTATGCCGCCATGCAAAACTTCAAGGATGACAAAGGCGTGCCCATGGGGCTGGTTCCCGATAAGATTGTTTGCAGCCCTTCCATGTACATGCCCATCCTTAATGCCCTGCTGCCCGCAGTAGCTGGCACCACCCGCCCGGAGGCTGGGCTGTTTACCGCTGCCAACATACACAGCAGCCCGTGGATTGACGCAGACGCTGACGACTACTTCATCCTTTGCACCAAGGCAGAGGTGAAACCCATTATCTTCCAGCTGCGTAAGGCCCCGGAGTTTGTGGGCATTGAAAACCCGGATGCGGAACACGTTTTCAAGAATAACGAGTTCCTGTATGGCGTGGATGACCGGTTTGCCGTGGGCTACGGTGACCCTCGCACAGCCGTCTTGGTACACAACACCTAAACCTGTTTAAGCATTGCGATTAGTAGGGTGGGCATACGGCGCCCGCCCTACTCCCGGAACGCTTAAGCAAAGGAGGAGTACAATGGTAAAGGTAATAGTTACAATCAAGGCAACCTTTGAAGTGGAGGAAGCTGACGTAAAGTTAGTAAAAGCCGCCACACCTGAAAACCAGCTGGCCACGGCCCGCATTAGCGGAGGGAGGGTCAACTCTACCACAGAGGTTAAATAGGGGCCTAGAATCGCATTGTAGCGCTTGACAAATGGCACTACAGTAAAAGGCTAGGCACAGGGAGGTTAGTAAATGGCATATTGCACGATTACCCATGTAAGGGCCTTAAACCCCAAGCGGACTTATAATGCTACCAGTACACCCACGGAAACGCAGGTGGAAAGTTTCATTACCCGCATATCCGAGGAAATTGACGCCATACTGGCCGGGCGGGGCTTTGTTGTACCACTTACGGCCCCGGCTGCCTTGCTGGCCTACCTGACGCATGTAAATGCTTTAGGTGCAGCTGCCTTGGCAGAACAGGCCATGTTCCCGGAAAGCGCTAAACCCGGCACCAGCGTGCGGGGTGGTAGCCTGTGGGAACAGTATAATGACGCCAAAAAGTTCCTTAAGGAACGTGACCTGCCCACTGTGGCTGGTAGCACTGTGGACTTGCCCTTTAGCTTTGCTGAACAGCATCAAGCCACTGAAACAGAACCTGAGGAAACATACGACTGGCAGCGGCCCAAGCTGGGCAAGAACAAGGACTTTTAACATGCAGGCAACAAAGATGACAGTAAAGGTAACGCACAGGAGCGCCTACGACACCACGAGTGGGGCCTATAAGCCTACTGCGGCGCTTACTTGCAACAAGGAGCTTGTGGTTAGCTTTATGCCACAGGCGCCGGGCGCTGACGGGCCGCAGCCTATAGTAATACGCTTTACCCCGTGGGAGACTGCCCTGATACGGAGGGCCTTAAAGTGTTAGTGGTGCGCTTTACAGTAATGGGTGATGAGGTGCTGGCCCGTGGCTTAAGCCGCTTTGGTGACAGCATAAAGGACTTTAGGCCCGCATGGGATAAAATACACCTTGACTTTGTGACCATAGAGGCCGAGCAGTTTGATAGCCAAGGCACCCGTGGCGGGGCCGTGTGGCCACCTTTAAGCCCCTCTTATGCAGCGTGGAAAGAAAAGTGGTTTCCGGGCCAGCCCATATTGCAGCTTACCGGGGTTATGTATGGTCAATTTGCCATAGGGCCGGGTATGATGGTGGAAATGGAACCACTGTTTTTGCGTATGGCGCCCAGTACACCTTATGCCAAGTACCACCAAACTGGCACCAGCAAGATGCCCGCCCGCAAGCCTGTGGTACTAACCGAACAGGACAAGGTTAACTGGATGAAAATACTGCACAATTATGTGTACGACAAAGCGAGGGAGGCAAGAATACTATGACACTTTTGCTGCTAGAGGGAGCCGTAAATACACTGCACACCTACCTTGCTGCCAACATGGCGGCCAAGGTAATTAACCTTAACACCCGGTATAGTGACACCATGGAGGACATAAAGACGTGGTACAAGGGCAACATGCCAATATCAAGCCCTGAGTTTCCATCTGTGGCCATTGCGGGCAGCGGGGTGGTGCCAAGGGTACAAAGGGCCTTGAGCCTGCACATGGCCGCTGAAATAAGCCTTGTGGTGTTTGTGGGGCACGATGATATAGAGGTAAGGTTTAACAGGCTTTGTCGCTATGCACTGGGCCTTATAGAACTATGCCACACCGGGGAACACGCCATGGGCTACCACGTAAACTTTTTGGGCCGCATAACCGTAACCGATACACTGGAAACTACGCCCTTTGTACAGGGCATAATTATACCCGTAACCATGGAACAAATAGAAGATTTTTAAGGAGGGACTAACATGGCTGCTGACCAAGATAGGTATTTTGATGCAAGGGTAAGTCTGTTTAAGGTGAACGATGGTTCCCAGCTGCGGGATATTTCACCTTACGTGGTAGAGCTTAAGGGCCTACCCGGCCAGTACAAAGTAAATGATGGCACCACCTTTGGCAGCGTGGGTGAGCGCCCGGCACCCAGTATCTTTGTGGTGCACTTTACCGTGGAACTGCTGTTTAACATGATTACCAGCGTAGGCACATGGACGGCACTTAATACCATGTTTAGTGCCAAGGCCCTGCGTGCCTTTGAGTATTACCCTGCTGGTAGCACCGTAGGCAATGCCAAAATGAGCGGCAGCGCCTACCTGCCCATATTTGAACTGGCAGGCAAGGCAGGGGATATAGTGCTAATGCACGCTGAGTTCCACACCGATGACGGCATTACCATTGGCACTGCATAAATAAGTTAAGTAAGGAGGCCTAGCAATGGAAACTGTACGCATTGAACTGCCGGGCAACGCTTATGCCACAGCCTTTAAGGACGTGCTGCGTAAGACTGCCCGGCTGCATGAGGCGGAGCTGCGCAAGGTTATGACACCTATAGACGCCACCACAGGCAAGGTGCTGCTATCAGAACTGGAAGCAGCCCCGCAGGCCCAGCACAAGGTCGATTACAAGGTTGACCTGCTGGCCATTGACCAAGACAAAGTAAATGAAATATTTATCCTTAACCAAGTAGCCGAATGGAGCTTTGGGCCAGTGGACTACGATACTCTTGAAAACCTAGTATCAAGGGAACAGTACAAGGCGCTGGTAAAGGAGTTTGATAGGCTGTATAAGCCTGTCCCTTTAGCGGGAAGCGCTTAAAGGCATACTGCGAGCACCTTTATGTCGCTATGTTAACCAAGCGCCCTGTGCCAACTGAGGCCCGTGATGCTTACTACTTTGTTGAAATGGATGCACGGCCTAGTGCACAGGAGCTAGAAAACATGCCGCAGTTACTGGTGGAAAAGATACTGGCCTATAAGGCCGTTAAGAACGTAGTAATGTATGGCGGGGAGGTGCCACTTGGATAACAACATTGATGTAATAGTAAGCATGCAAGACAATGCCAGCGCTGGCATAGCAAGCCTTACTGGTAACCTTGTGGCCAGCCGCAGCGCCATCAGGGAACTGGCCGCAGGTACAAGCTACCTTGGCAGCGCCTTCCTTGGAATGAGTGTGGCCATGAAAAGCTCTAACAATGCTGCTTTACAGGGTGTGAGCAACATATTTGCCATGATAGGCGGCATTGGTTCAGCCATTGGTGCCTCTGTAGGCTTTATAAGCGCCATAGGCAAAATGACCCACGCCCTGCAAGCAATGAACATAGCCCAAATAATTGCCAATGCCCTGTCCGGGCCGGGTGGCTGGGCCAAGCTGGCAATAGGCGCCGGAGTGGCCGGGGCCGCCATTTATGGCACCACCAAAATGATGCAAGGTGCAGCGGAGCCCAAGGCCAGCACCACCACAGTAAACAACTATGTGGCTGGCTCTATTGTTACCCAGCGTGAACTTATTGATACCACACAAAAGGGCCTGCTTAACAAGCAAGACCGCAGCTTTAGCACAGGCATAAGGTAGGTAAGCTATGTCAGAATGGAATTCATTAGCCGCACAGGCTTTAAGCCAAACCAATATATGGGGCTTGGAAATACACAATGGCAAGCTGTATGGTGCCACTGGAAGTAATGGCTATTTGTTTGAGTGGGATGGTGTATCCGCATGGGTGCAAAAAGCGGGTGCATTAAACTCACAAACAAATATCTACAGCCTCCGCAAATACGGGTCGTATCTGTTTGGTGGTACTGGTGAAAATGCCCGCTTGTTTAAGTGGGATGATGTAAGCGCTTGGGCACAAGTAGCCTCTACCCTGCAAACTAATGATAGTCGCATATTATCCATGCTGGTGTTTAGTGTGGATGGCAAGCTCTATGCTGCCCAGCGCCGCCCGACTGGTACACCAAACAATGGTGGCTGCTTGTACAAGTGGAACGATGTAAATGCGTGGGTGCTTGTGGCCGGGCCACCTTATACCTACATATCACAAATGTCCTGTATTGTGGAAATGGGTGGCTATATTTATGGTGGTGGTGGCAGTAACTATGCAGGTGACCCCGGCGCCAAACTATTTAGGTCATCAGGCGGAGCATGGACTAAAATAGCAAATGGGCCGGGCAGCAATACTAGCGATGATATGAAAGCTATTGTGGCCTATAACGGTGAAATATACGGTGTAGGCAGCGGGAGTGCAGGCATTAACGGCAAGCTGCATAAATGGGATGGTGTCAGCGCTTGGGTGCAAGCAGCCCCGCAGTATGGTGCTTATAGCAGTGGCAGCGCCCTGATAGTGTACAAAGGCCGCTTGTATGGTATATGCAGCGGAGCCCTTTTACGTTACGACGATGTTAGCGCATGGGAACTGGTGGCAGCACCGGGTGTGACTACAGTTAACTGCCTTGCTGAACATAAAGGGCAGCTGTTTGCTGGCACTGGTGTTAGCGGCCAGCTTTATGTATGGCGGGGCACATGCGACACGCAGGCCACCACAGGCATAACATACAATCAAGTAACCGGGCACGGCACTATATTAGATGCTGCCGATTTAGCTAACATAGACGAATACGGCTTTGACTATGGGGCCTATGGAGCAGGGTTTACGGATGATGTTACCGTAGTAGGCACCCCTGCTTCTACCAGCTTTAGCATGGCCGTAACGGGCCTATACACCGCTGTATGGTATGCTTACCGGGCCAAGTACCATCATGTTACGCATGGCTGGATTTATGGCTCCACCTTGTACTTTCAAACCACCCACGACCCTGCCTTAACGGTGCAGGAGGATAACCTTGGTGGCTCCTTGTCCACGGATACCATACGGGGCACCACGGTTTGGAAAGCACAAACAATTACCATTTCAATATCACACATACTTACCACGATAAAGGTGCGGCTTATACAGGCATTTTCAGGTTACACAGGCAACTTTACCATAGCCTTAAGAGCTGTGGATGGTGGCACAGGCAAGCCCACGGGGCCAAACCTATGGAGCTTTACTATACCCGCCACATGGATAACAGGGGTGGCTACGG